CGTTCAGTTGATTCTGATTTATCGGACTTTTTAAAATGAAAAAATTATGGAATAAAGTAAAGTATTACTATCTTACACACGATGGTATTGAAATGCTTTTGTTTGCATGTGTATTTGGCTCTTTCGGTTGGATGGCTTATCATGCAGTAGTTGGTATTATAGGTAGGTTCTTTTGAAAGTAGCAGTATTAAATGACACGCATTGCGGTATACGTAACTCTTCCGAAATCTTTCTCGAAAATGCAGGGAAGTTTTACTCAGAAATCTTTTTTCCTTACTGTCAAGAGAATGGCATCGAACAAATCTTACACTTGGGCGACTATTACGACCACAGGAAATTTGTAAACTTTAAAGCCCTCAACCATAATCGTAAGGTATTTCTTGATCCTCTACGAAAGTATGGTATGAAAATGGATATTATTCCAGGAAATCATGATACGTATTTTAAGAATACTAATGATCTAAACTCATTAAAAGAATGTCTTGGTCATTATATGAATGAAATCCACATTGTGATGGAACCCACAGTCATGGAATATGGTTCATTAAAGATTGCTTTGTTGCCTTGGATTAATGCAGAAAATTATCAATCGTCAATGAAATTTGTAGCAGAATGTAAAGCTGATTGGTTGGGTGGTCACTTAGAACTTCAAGGTTTTGAAGTAATGCGTGGATTAAAAAATGAGCATGGCCAAGATGCATCGCCATTTAAAAGATTTGAACAAGTGTTGACTGGCCATTATCATATCCAATCTAAACAAGATAATATTTGGTATCTTGGTTCTCAGCTAGAATTCTTTTGGAATGATGCGCATGAAGATAAACACTTTGCAGTAATTGATACTGAAACCCGTGAGATTACTCAAATTAAAAATCCGCACACTTTATTTGAAAAAATAGTGTACAATGATAACGAAACAGAGTATAATAACTATGATGTTTCGCACTTAGATAATAAATTTGTAAAGATCGTAGTGGTCAATAAGGCAGATCAATTTACATTTGATCGATTTGTTGATCGCATTCAAAATAGAGATATTTACGAATTGAAAATTGCTGAAAACTTCAGTGAATTTATAGGTGAGAATGTTGATGATGACAATATGAGTTTTGACGATACACAAGAGATTGTCGATACTTATATTGATGCTGTTGAAACAGAGCTTGATAAAAATAAAATTAAAAATCAAGTTCGCGAATTGATGATTGAAGCGCAAGCACTTGAGGTTGCATGATTAATTTTAATAAACTTCGTTATAAAAATTTCCTATCTTCTGGAAATACATTTACTGAAATCAATTTAAACGAACATAAAACTACATTAGTAGTAGGAGGTAATGGTGCTGGTAAATCAACTATGCTCGATGCATTATCCTTTAGTCTTTTTGGTAAGCCACACCGAAATATTAATAAACCTCAATTGGTTAATTCAATTAATGGTAAAGGATGCTTGGTTGAGGTTGAGTTTTCTATTGGTCAAGGACAGTTTAAAGTAGTACGTGGTATTAAACCACAAATATTTGAGATCTGGAAAAATGGTACGATGATTAATCAATCATCTCATTCAAAAGAATATCAAAAAATTTTAGAAGCAAATATTCTAAAACTAAATCATAAATCATTTCACCAAGTTGTTGTGCTTGGTTCTTCTTCGTTTATTCCATTTATGCAGCTATCTGCATGGGTACGCAGAGAAGTAATCGAAGATTTGCTTGACATTAATGTATTCTCAAAAATGAATGTTCTTTTGAGAGAAAAATCAAATAGTTTAAAACAACGTCTATCAGATATAGAACACACACAAGAAATAAACAAAACAAAAATCGACACACAAAACAAATATATTCGTGATATTACAGCTCTTACAAATGAAAGTAGGAACCAATATGAATCTAAGATACATGCATCGCAGAGGTTCATCGATGAATTACAGACTAAGAATAGTGAGCTTAGCGTCGGACTCGATGAATCAATATCTGAAGCCGAAGACGGGCTCGGATCTCTACAGGATAGGAAACAGAACCTACTACTCAGAAGTCAAGATAGGCAAACGCGTCTCGGCGACATCGGGAAACGGATCACCTTTTTCGAAGAGAATGAGGCGTGTCCCGTATGTGACCAAGCCATTTCAGACAGCCATAAACATGAGATTTTACGGGCAGAAAAAGAATCTCAGAATAGCGGGAAGACAGCGCTTAAGGCCATTGGAGAAGAAGGCCTCCAGGTGGAAGAAGCGATTGGCGTGCAAAATGAGTTACTTTCTACGCTTCGAACTAGGTTATCGGAACTCACTTCCAACTCGCAACAGATTTCAAAACTCCAGCAAGATATTGCAGAGTACCAGAAATTCTTAGATAAAGAAGTTAGCGTTGATTTAGATAAAGCCAAATTTGAGCTAACTCAATATCAAGAATCAAAATCACAATTACTTGAAGAAAAATTAAAATTATCTGAGCAGTTTAATTATAATATAGTAATTAACGAAATGCTAAAAGATACTGGTATTAAAACAAAAATTATTAAACAATACTTGCCTGTTATGAATCAGCTGATTAATAAGTATCTTCAAGTTCTAGATTTCTTCGTACATTTTAATCTTGATGAATCATTCCACGAAACCATTCGCTCTCGCCATCGCGATGAATTTACATATGCATCCTTCTCAGAAGGAGAAAAACAAAGAATTGATTTGGCACTTCTATTTACATGGCGACAAATTGCTAAGATGAAAAATTCTGTAGCTACAAACCTTCTTATTCTCGATGAAACATTTGATTCAAGTTTGGACCACGAAGGTATTGAGAATCTATTAAAGATTTTGCACACACTTGATAATGACACCAATGTTTTTGTTATATCTCATAAAGGCGAAGTTCTTGATGGAAAATTTAATACTAAAATTGAGTTTAAGAAAGAAAAGAATTTTAGTAAAATGGTTGCTTAACTATGTACAAACCTATGTACATGTGGTATAATAACTACTATATTAATGAATGAGGTATATGATGGAACTATCTAATAACACACTAAATATTCTGAGAAATTTCTCAGGTATTAATCAAAACCTTCTAATCAAAGAAGGTAATACAATTAAAACAATTTCAGAGGCTAAGAACGTTCTCGCTACAGCAGTTGTAGAAGAACAGTTCCCGCAACCATTCGGCATCTATGATTTGAATGAATTCATTGGTGTTCTTGGTTTGGTTGATGGTCCTCGACTACAGTTTGAAGATGAGTCAGTTACTGTTGGTGATTCGACTGGTCGTTCAAAGGTTAGGTACTTCTTCTCTCCCGAAGAGACTCTAACAACACCGCAGAAAGACATTAACATGCCTGAGGCAGAAGTCAAGTTTAATCTTGATTCTGACACCCTTAATAAAGTAAAGAAAGCAGCTGCTACTCTAGGCCATAGTGAAGTATCTGTTTCTGTAAAAGATGGCTCTTTGTGTCTTTCTGTGGTTGAATCACAAAACTCAACATCAAATGCATTTTCAATTGATATTGATGGCGAGTTTTCTACACCTAACTTTAGCTTCGTTATTAACATTAACAATCTCAAGATTATTCCTGGTGATTATAGTGTTGAACTAAGTTCAAAGTTTATTTCGCGGTTCATTCACAAAGAGTTGAACGTTCAATATTGGATCGCACTCGAAAAAACATCTACCTTCGGAGGTTAATTATAAGATGGCAAATAAAGAACAAGTAGATCAACTTATGGATCTAGGTAATAAAGTCGCACGCAGTACTATTGCAGTCGTTGATGCAATTACACAGCGTGGAGGTTTTAAAGGTGAAGAGTTGTCTACTATTGGCACTCTTCGCGATCAAGCAGTTCAAATGGTACAAGCTGTAGAAACAATGCAAGCTGATGCAGAATTTGAAGATGATGAAGAAGAGGAAGCAGCATAAACATTTACATTTGGCTTAATTTGTGGTATAATTATTTTTTGTTATGGAGCTTTTGTAAATGTCTAATGACTTCCTTTGGGTCGAGAAATATCGTCCCTCTAAAATAGAAGACTGTATTCTTCCTACTAATTTAAAGAATACATTTCTCAAGATTGTAGAATCTGGTGAATTGCCTAATATGCTTTTCACTGGTTCTGCAGGTCTTGGTAAAACAACTGTTGCTCGTGCACTATGTAATGAACTTGATCTCGATCATATCCTCATTAATGGTTCAGAAGAAGGTAATATTGATACTCTTCGTACGAAGATCAAGCAATTCGCGAGCACTGTTTCATTGCAGGGTGGCTACAAAGTAGTCATCCTCGATGAGGCAGATTACCTTAATCCTCAATCGACACAGCCAGCTCTTCGTGGATTTATCGAAGAATTTTCTAACAACTGTCGATTTATTCTTACATGTAACTTTAAGAATAGAATCATTGAACCTCTTCACTCTCGTTGTGGTGTATATGAATTCAACACATCTAAAAAAGATATGGTTCAATTGTGTGGTCAATTCATGGATCGCGCTGCTAATATTCTGTATAAAGAAGAAGTATCATTTGATAGTAAAGTTCTTGCCGAACTAATTATGAAATATACTCCAGATTGGCGTAGAGTTCTTAATGAATTGCAAAGATGTGGAATTGCCAACGGTCGTATTGACTCAGAAGTTCTAGCAAATGTTTCTGATGCAAACTACGATGCACTTTTTCTTCACTTGAAAAATAAAGATTTCAAGAAGATGAGATCGTGGGTAGTAAATAATATAGATACAGATGCTGCAGCAATATTTAGAGCAATTTATGATAGAATGTCTGATAAGGTATCATCTCAATCGATACCACAACTAGTGTTAATTCTTGCAGATTATCAATACAAGAATGCATTTGTTGCAGATCACGAACTAAATATAGTTGCATGTTTAACAGAGGTAATGGCTAATGTACAATTCGATTAAACTAAATCTTTATACTCAAGATGATTGTCCTTATTGTTTTGTTATGAAACAAAAATTGACAGAATGGGGATATGATTTTAATGAGATCAATATTAGCTATGATCTTGATAAGAAAAAATTCTTAAAAGAAGAAGGCCATAGAACTGTACCTCAGGTATATTGGAATAAAATACACCTAAATAAAGTAAACACCGAAGACTTTACTAAAGAAGTTTTAGAAGCCGAAATCGATTATGAGAAGTATCAAGGTGGAGTAGAGAACTTTGCTTAAATGGTTACTTGACGGTGACGATAATTTGCAATATGATCCAGTAACTCGTAAAAGAGATCTTACTACACTATTATTTACATTCATATTTAGCTTTGCGCTTTCTTTTGTGTGTGATTTTACAGGTGTGTTACTCGGCGGTTTAATCGTGTATATAGGTTTTAATTGGCTACAGCGCCATGAAAGTAATATAAAATGAATCCATTTGAATATCTAAAAGCAATTAATGATACCAAAAAAGATATTATGGTTGATGATATTGCAGAAAAAGGATATAATGCATATATGGTTAATCGAGGCTTATCATACTTTAATGATACGGTTGTCATTGCCAATGAGATGAATAAGTATCATCATATCGATAATCGTTTACAATTTGATTTTTATATAAATATAGTACGTAAACGGAAAAGGTTTTCTAAATGGTTAAAACCTGAAACCGTCAGTGACGTGGAAGTAGTTAAGGAATATTATGGCTATAGTAATGATAAATCCCGCCAGGCCTTATCCCTTCTCACATCAGATCAAATTAATGAATTGAGAAAAAAGGTTTATAAAGGTGGAAGAAAATAAATTAGTTGAGTGGACACCTGCCTCAATGCTTGAGGTAACTCTAAACGAACCAGATGATTTTCTGAAGGTTAGAGAAACACTCACACGTATTGGTGTCGCATCCCGTAAAGATCAAAAACTGTATCAGTCTTGTCATATTTTACATAAACAAGGCAGATATTTTATTGTTCATTTTAAAGAGTTATTTCTATTAGATGGTAAAAAATCTAATTTAGAAGAAAACGATATTGCACGTCGTAATACTATTGCTACATTGATGAGTGATTGGGGTTTAATTACAATTGATTCAGGTACAAAAACAGAACCAATTGCACCTATGAGACAAATTAAAATTATCCCTTATAGAGAGAAAAACTCGTGGGAGTTATGTCCAAAATATAATATTGGAAATAAGTAATGAATAATTTAATATATCATGTCGATTTTGATTTTGATATAGAAGCTCTAAAAAAAGAATGTGAAGATTTACATAAGAAAAACCTACACAACAACACTTGGGAATATAGCGAGTATGGTCAAAATCATTTAGATGTAGAATCTTTTTCAATAGTACAAGAAAACTGGGGACATATGCCAGTAGGTAGAAGAGAAAGAAAAAGATTTCTGCAGCATTTTGATTTATGGGAAGATGATTACGAAATTACTAATAGCAAATACCTAAAATTACATGCTAATACTATGTTATTGCCACATGTGGATGGCCATCCCTGTTCATTAAATATTATATTGAGCGAAGATCCTGGTCCTATAAATTTTTATGGTAAAGATTATCAGTATAAGTCAGCTTTAGTAAATATATCAGAAAAACATGGTGTTAATAATATGGGTCAATCAGATAGATTGATGTGGAAAATATCTTTTTATAAAAATACGTTCGAGGAAATAAAAAATACTATATATAATTATGTACGCCGATAATCGGGTACAATCAACTGTCCATAAACGGAGGTTAACATGACAGGAACTTATGCACTGCCTAGACAGGCATTCATTGGGTTTGATCGGATTTTTGATCAGCTCGAAAATATCCACAGCCAAGCTAAGGATACGTATCCACCACATAACGTGGTACGTGAAGACGAGTTTCAATATATCGTCGAATTAGCAGTTGCTGGATTTACCGAAAAAGATGTTACAATTGAAGTGAAAGATCATATCTTGACTGTAACTGCTCAACGTGAG